TTGCTTGAGAAATGCCGCCCGGGGGGCCACCCACCCGGGCGACTCGGGCGGGACAACAGGGACACCACAGTAATGGCTCACACGAACTACACGCCTCAGCTCACCGCGTCCGCCTGTTTCACGTTCGACGGCAACGGGAACCTGAAGATGCTCGAGGGCACGGCGGCGACACTGCAGAACGTCTCGAACGAATGCAGGTGCTTTACCGATGACCTGTACTTCTACGCGGAGCATGGCATCGACTGGTTCTCCGATCAGTTGGGCAAGCCCGTGCAGAAGGCCGTGACCGCCGCCCGCCTGAGGGATGCGGCCTTGTCGGTCGAGGGCGTGGAGGCCGTGGAGGCCGTGGAGATTGACGACGTGGACAGTCGCGCCCGCACACTGACGGGGCGCATCACCATCCGAACAACTGAGGGCGATCATGGCCGTAGTGAAATTTGATGAACTGACGGGCGTGGTTGTGCCCGACTCCTCCGAGATCCGCGAGGACTTCGCCAAGGGCATCGTGAAGGCGTTCCGCTCCGATCCCGACCGTCCCGATGTGAACGTTGAACCGACCTCCCCGATGGGGCAAGTGGTCGACCTGGTCGCTGCGGAGATCGAGGCGAAGAATGCCGAGATCGCATACCTTGCCAATCAGCTCAACCCCCAGACTGCTCGTGGTGTCTTCCTCGACGCCATTGGCGGCCTCTACGGCATCGACCGCAAGCTCTCAGAGCCTTCCGTGGTTACCTGCACTCTGACAGGCCTGAAGGGCACTGTGATCCCTTATGGCGCGATTGTGCAGGACACCAACGGGAACAACTTTCGGCACTCTGCTGTCGGCGGTGCTGTGATCGGGGACGATGGGACGGTCACCACGACTTTCGATTCGGTCGAGCACGGCTCGGTCGAGGTCGCACCTGAGACGGTGACGAAGATCGTCACGATCGTCGCAGGGTGGGATGCCGTCACGAATCCCGACTCGGGCGCTCTCGGACGCAGCAGGGAACCTGACAGCGAGTACCTCGCGCGCATCACGGAGAGCTACGCGATCAATGCTCTGGGTAGCTTGGAGGCCATTCAGGCGAATCTGGCAGAGCTTGACGGCGTGCTTGACTGCGTGGTGCTAGAGAACTTCACGAACGAGTACAAGACGGAATTCGGCCTGCGCATCGAGCCGCACAGCATCGCGGTCTGCATCGTGGGCGGGGATGATGAGGCAATCGCCGAGACCATCTACCGACGAAAGGACATGGGGTGCGGCACGACGGGCAGTTACTCGGTCACGTACATCGCAAAGGATCACTTCAACGCGACGTACACGTACCGCATCACCCGCCCGAGCGCGCAGGACTTCAAGGTGCGCGTGACGTTCAACGCCGAGTCCGTGAACCCGTATGAGGAAGCGGACGTAAAGGCTGCCTTGATTGCGGACTTCTCGGGCGAAGGCTCGAACCCGCGCATCAAGCTGGCTACGAAGGTCTACGCGTCCCGCTTCTACGGCGTGGCGATCCCCGAGACTACGGCTCCCGTGCGCAAGATCGAGATTCAGCTCGGCGATGCGGGGTGGGTCGATTCCGTGGAGATCCCCGCCAACGTGGAGCCTTCGATTTCCTCGGAAAACATCGTCTTCTTGTACGAGGGGTAAAGAATGGCGGACACACAGACATGGTTCAACTTCGCATCCGTTGCGGACGTGCGGAGCATCCCCGATGTCGCCTCCACGCAGTCTGAAGCTATTCAGACGCAGTACGCCTTCAGTGCGGACTTTCAGAATCTGGGAAGCCTGATGCAGGATGTGATCGACGCCACGCCCGACCTCGAGCGCCTGCGCGCGGCGGCGATGGATCCCCAGACCGCCTACGGCGTTTACCTCGACTGGTGGGGTCAGAAAGTCGGCGTAGACCGCTTCATCAAGGTGCGCGGCGAGTACGTGCGCTTTGATGATGACTACTTCCGCTTCCTGATCCTCTACCGCGCCGCTTGCAATATCTCGAACGGCTCGGCGGACGCCGCGAACAAGCTGCTACAGCGCCTGACGGACACCACGGTTTTCGTCGTGGACCTGCAGGCAATGATTTTGCAGACCTACGGCCTATTGAATCGACCTGCGGGCGTTCTGACCAATCTTCTCGTCATCTATCCCGACGAGCAGATTTTCGGCTTTGAGGGATCGACCCTCATGCCTTTCGACGTCGGCGTTTTCAATCCCGGCAGAACAATTGAGATTGACTGATGAGCAACTATCCCGAACACCTGTTGACCTCGGCACTGGCCGCCGAGGGCGACAAAACGATTCCGCCCGCAACCTCGCAGGAGGCGGGCACTGGCCGCTTTTCGCAGAACAAGGGGTGGACGGAAGTCAACTCCATGCCGCTCGCAGAGGGCGGCATCCCGCCGAAGCGTCAAGACTTCAACGGTGCGTTCTACCTGCTATCCCAGCTTCTGCTTTGGTATCAGCAGGGCGGCGTGATGAACTATTCCGTCGACCTCGACTATGAGGTCGGTAATGAGGTCATGCTCAACGGAACTAAGTATCGCTGTCTTCGCGAGAATGGCCCGGGCACGTCGCTTGTCACGCCTGGGTCGAGCAAGGCCGTTTGGAAAAATTTGGACGCACCAAGCGTTATAGCAGGTCAGATCACGCCTTTTGCGAATTGCCGTCTTGGTGGCAGCGACGGACGTCGCTTGATTCCGTGGGGCGAGACAGCGGCCGACGAGCGATATGTGTTGTGTGACGGTGGCTCCGACGGCCTCGGAGGTACTGTTCCAGACTTGATTGGGAAGTTTATTCTCCCGAGCACCGTAGTCGAGTCTGGACAGGTTGGTGGCAAGCTGACCGCAGGGACGGATGACAAAAAGATAGCGGGGACGGTTGGCGAAACGATTCTGACCGTTGACCAGATCCCCAGTCACTCGCACACCGGCAAGGCTGCGGCGGTGTCCGGGCATACGCACTCGCGCGGCACGATGAACATCACGGGCTCCTTCCCCGTCGATGATCACAAGCAGCGTTATGTGACCGGCAGCTTCTACGCGGGCGAATGGGACTGTTGGGATAGCGACAACCGAGACTCTGAAAACACGTCGGTGCGGTGTCAGTTCGACGCCGCGCGCACTTGGACGGGGCGCACGTCTACGGATGGCGCTCACTCACACGACGTCACCCTCGAGTCCGTCGGCGGCAATCAGGGACACACGCACACGCTTGACGGCGCGTCACATTCGCACACGGTCAAACTTCCGCTGCCGCCGTTCTTCAAACTGGCTTTCTTTGTAAAGCTACCTGAATAAGAGGGCGAAATGGCAGAAAAATTTTTATTCCATTACGTCTATACGGCGGTCGGGACGCTTTCGGGGCAGAGCTTCATCACGCAGACGGAAGATGCGATTAACGATCTCGCTCGTTATGCGTCCGAAGGCAACGCAGATGCTACCGAGGCTCTTCGTCTGGCGAAGATCGCGAACGACAACTCAGAGACCGCTCTGAACAACGCGTCTCAAGCGGTCTCAACGGCGAACTCAGCGCTCTCTCAAGTCAAGACGCTGACGACAACGGTTGAGTCGTGGAACAAGCGCATCCAGACGGCCGAGTCCAATGCGGCGACCGCCGTCTCGACAGCCAACGCAGCGAAGTCGAGTGCGGAGTCGGCGGTGACGACCGCAAAGTCTGCTCTTGCCATTGCAGGTGAGGCGAAACAAAACTCGAGCGATGCGCTTGCCATTGCGCAGCAGGCGGACAAGAACTCTACGTTCGCTGTGAGCAAGGCAACCGATGCTGCTGCGACCGCTGACGAAGCGAAGAAGCTGGCTCAGCAGGCGGTCATCGATGCAGAGTCTACTCTCGTCGAAATGGAGGGACTCCTCGCCACCACGACGGCCAAGGCCACGGAGGCCGCCTCGTCCGCGCAAGACGCCTCCTCGAGCGCGCTGCAGGCTCAAAACTCCTCGTTGCTCGCCGAAAAGTGGGCGAGCTGGATGAGCAATTCTGCGGCCGAGGGACAGCCCGAGGACTTTACGGTCGACGGCACTGAATACTCGTCGAAGTGGTATGCGACCAAGGCCTCCGAAAGCGCAAGCGTGGCTTCTGATGCCTCAACGTCTGCTACGGCTGCCGCTGACTCTGCGGGCGCAAGCGCAACGGGTGCGCAGCAGTCGATGCAGACCGCTCAGCAGGCGGCGGCAGGGGCGAGTGCGTCCGCGCAGGCGGCAGAAGGATCAGCTGTTCGCGCAGAAGATGCCGCGAAGCGAGCTGAAGATGCGGCCTCAAGAAACGTCAATGCACTGACCTATGACGCGCAGACACCGACCCCTGAGCAGCAGGCACGGGCGAGAGCAAACATCGGCATCTTGAGCGACGCCGAAATTGATGGGCTTTTTGCTGATCAGAGTTAACAAGGAGGCATTCATGTGAGTGTGATTCGACCCGCGCTTTCTTCCAGTGAGCGCACTACCGAGAGAAGGGCTGTGACGGTTATCCGACGCAGCCCTTCTTTTTTACGGCCGCAGACGATCGTCGAGGGGCTCCCGCAGGAGACCCCGACCGATCCGTATCTGCCGGTCGACTGGAAAACAGGAGATGTGATTACGGCTGCAAGGCTGAACGCCACCGATGAAGGCGTCGACAAAAACGCTGACGCCATCGAGCGGCTTAAGGCTCAGCAGCCCACGAAAATCCCCACAACTTTTATTGACAACCTCTTTTAAATAAGGAATTTTTTATCATGGCTACTCAGTTTCTCGACCTCGCTGGCTTGACCCACTATGACGGCAAGCTGAAGGAAAAGGTCGCTGGCTCCATCAAAATCGAAGGTCTGAACGTCTCGCTTACGTCGATCTCTGGTGCGGTACTCGGCACGATCGCGATCCCGCAGCAAAAAATCGAACTCGCCTCTGCTTCGAAGAACGGCCTTATGAGCAAGGAACACTTCACCAAGCTCGAAGGTATCGCTGCCGGTGCAACGCTGGTCGAAGAAAGCGAAACTAACGGCAATGTCAAGATCAATGGCAAGGAAACGACGGTTTACACGCCTGAGGTCTACACCCCTCACGAAAATGGCCTCTACAAGGTGACGGTCACCGACAAGGGTGCTGTGAGCGTTGCCACGCCGGTCACGAAGGGTGACATCACCAGTCTCGGCATTCCGGCTCAGGACACGACCTATGCGCCTGCATCTGGCGAAAAGGATGGCCTGATGTCGGCCGCTCACTTCACCAAGCTTGAAGGCGTTGAAGCCAAGGCTCAGGTGAACGTGATCGAGAAGGTGTCTGTCAACGGCTCTGCGCTCCCGATCAACAGCAAGGGTGTGAACATTGACCTCACGCCGTATGCCCTCAGGACCGACATCACGAATGTCTACAAGTTCAAGGGCTCTGTCGAGAACTTCGAGGCTCTGCCGAAGAGCGACGTGACGGCTGGTGACGTGTATGACGTTAAGGCCGCTCATGGCGACAATCCCGCCGGCACGAACTTTGCCTGGACGGGCACGGAATGGGATCCGCTCGGCGGTGCTTTCCACGTCGACGCTATCGCTACCAGCGCTATCGACGCTCTCTTCGCTTAATCGATGACCAACTGAGGTGAAAAATGGCCGGTTTTCTTGATCTAACCGGCCTCTCGCGCTTCAAATCGAAGTTGCTTGAGGCCATTGCAAACGTTTATGTCACCAAGACAGCACATTCGAAGGCGCTTAACCTCAAGGTCAACAAGGCCGACCTTGAATCTGAAATCAAGCGAGTCCTTGGAACTCTAGACACGGGCATCCCGGTTGGCGCGATCATGGCCTTCCACGATGTGCCTGCGGGATGGCTTCAGTGCAACGGGGCGGCGGTGAGTCGAACGACTTACGCCGCTCTTTTTGCAAAGATCGGCACAAAGTACGGCTCGGGTAACGGCTCGACGACGTTCAACCTCCCGAACCTTCACCATAAGTTCATCGAGGGCACGACCACTTCTTCAGAGGTTGGTAAGTCCGTGGCGGCGGGCTTACCGAACATCACAGGCGAGCTGCCGTCGGTAAGAAGTTATGGCACTGGTACTGGTGCCTTCTATCAGGGCGAAACAGGCTATGGGTATTCGCACATATCTTCCACGGGCAGAGACTCTGTGGCCTTTTCAGCTGGTCGATCGAGTAGCCTCTACGAGGAGGCTTCCACCGTCCAGCCAGCTTCAACCCGTATGCTCTTATGCATCAAGACTTGATGCACAGGATAAGCCTGAGAGAAGCAGGCTGTACTGTTTGCGTCGCACCATACGTGCTATCTGAGTCTGATGCGTCGAAATAGAACAAGTGTCCGCCGTTGTTATCTTTGTTTGGGCAGTCTACAATTTTGCCAACTCGAAAGGCACCATTTTGTGTGCCGACGGGAACGTAAGCAGACGCCACAAATTCACCCGTGATGTTCGGGACTCGGATTTGCATGTCATAGAGCGCTCTCTATGGCGTGCCGGGCACATGAGCGGGCTTCATCTGCAACTCGACGAAACCCGCGTGAGTAGCTACTTCCAGTCGATCAAGCCGGCACACTCGGCACACGCTCGAACGTGCTCACTCCAACGCTCCATAACCGCCCTCCTGGCGTCGAAAAAGTCTGAGCGTTGATATGCGCGGCTCACCTGCGTGCCGACGTCATGACTGAGGCACATCTCGGCAACGTCAAAAGGGACAGCTTCGTCAGCCAACCACGATCGAGCGATCGAGCGTAGTCCGTGCGCGACGAGTCGACCATTGAGCGATGTACTGTGCAGATACTTCGCCAAGGCCTGCGAGCTCATGTGCTTGCCGGTGCACTTGCCGGCAAAAACATGGCCGCTACGTGGCCTCGGGCTGAGCTCTTGCTCTCTAGCGATCAGCTCTTTCATGAATGTTGTTAGCGGCACGCGGAAGGGGCGGCGCTTCTTCATGTGCTCAGCTGGTATGTGGATCGCGTCTTCTGTGATCCACGACTTCTCGAGCGAAGCATTCTCGCCCGGACGGAGCATCGAGCAGAGCGAGAAGAGGAAGAGCACGCGCATACGCTCCGGCGCTTCTTTCATAACCGCCATAACGGTGGGCAACTCTCGCCAGTCGACAGACGGCATCGGCTTGACCTGCGGCGGTGCGAAGACCTTCGATACTCGTGCGAGTGGATTGTGCTCTATGTAGCCCGCGCAGACGGCGAGGTCAAGAATCTCGCGAAGGCGCATGAGCACGCGC